TTCACTGACCATCTGAATAATATTCCGATCAGCTGACAAGGCATCCACAATCGATTCAGCTGCATCATGAGCCTGCCCAGAATCCTTGTGAAACACTTTAATATGCAGCGTGTAGGTTTTGAGAAACGTTGAAACAGTATCGTTTCTTGTATTGACCCATGCTGCTGGAAAGTACATTGAAGGGACCTGGAACTGTTCAGGAATCTCATTCTCATATACTTTCACAGGAAATCGCTCGTAACAATAATGCATGATGGAGCCGACTTCTTGATTCATTCCATCACCGCCCAAATTGTTGATCAATCCATTGCTGCAGCTTGCGATCAAGTGATTGTTCAAACATCTGTTCAAAGATGGATATTGCATTATCCCAATAGCCACTGCCCTCAACCCATTGAAATTTCAAGAGCATCCCTGTTTCGGCATTTGGGTCATATTCAAATCTGTCCCCAACCCACCTACCAGGAACCCATCGTCTATCCTGATTCTTGGAGGGATCAATGGTAAAGTGGCCATCGTTTGTGTACGACGCATATTCCAAGTTGGTCCCTACATCTAGGGTGAGACCGCCACTGCTCATCGAAAAGACGTTTTCTCTGTCTCCTTTTTGAAATGAGTTGAGCAAACGGCGAGCATCCACCGTTTTTGTACGAATGACCTCATCCTGAACAATATCCAAGAACTCATAACCCATCGCTTCCAACCATTCTTCATATTCTGCTTGCAAGCCGCCATTAACAGCTGCATTCAAATCCTCTATGAACTGATCTAAACCATCAATCCTCAAAGGCTTTCACTCCTCATCGCTACCACCTCAATGTGGTGATTTTTGATCCGTCTGGGCTTTTGGAGTTTCAAAGTAATACCTTCCCATACCACTTTATCGTTCAGGCGGACATCAGCAGTAATAGGAAAATGAACAAGGTACGATTGATGAATGGTTGCGTTTGGCTCCTGCTGTGTGATGGATTGGTTTTTCTCCGTAAAATAACATGGCTGCGCAACTTGATCAGGCCCATCAGGATATGAAAAGATCGGCTGTGCATCTTGAACCGGCACGCCAAAATGATTATTTGACAGCTGCTCTGTTTGCAAGTGATATATATCGCATCGATCCGTTAATAATGATTGATAGCTCATAGCGATCTCAACCTTAATTTGACGTTGCCTGGATCTTCTGGCGGTTCCCCTGGTTCAATGAAATCTATCAACAGGTTATACACATCTGGCTTTGAAACGGCGTTACCATCTGCCAAGGTGTATGAATAGTCACCAATCTTTTCAGACTTGTACCCTTTGATGATTGATTCATCCCCGTTTATCAGTGCGAAGAACTGCGCCATTTTAATCAATGCGATCTTCGCCTTTTCAGGAAGTGGCTGATATTTTTCACTTGTGAAATCATGACCTACGATCTTAAATACCTCAGCTTCACCCTCAATGATGTCACTTATTAAGAGTTCATCCGAGCGGTTTTTCACGCTCTCGAATACGCTATACGCCCTAACTTCTTCAGGAGAGATCAGCATCAGCCTTACTCTCCTGCTTTTTCTTGTTGCTCTTGGTTTTCAAGGATGAAGGCAATTCTTTCACCTTCATTTTTGAACTCAGACGGATCGCCGCCAAGATCAACAATAACGGCTTCTTGTCCATCTTTCTTCATATCCTTCAATTCAGTTTCAGTGTAGGTTTTTGCTTCTTGTGCCGGTTCTTCTTCCTCTTTCACCGGATCATCCGTTTTTGGATCATCAGCAGGAGCTTTTACTTCCTTACAAGCAAAAAACTCATTGCCATGGAGATATTGAAAAACCTTTTTCTCGATCTCCTTAACTTGATTAAGAAGAAAGACATGCCCCATCACAGAGTATGTCTTTCCCTTGATCAATTCAGCTGTATACATATTGATCACTCCTTGACCTTGATGATCTTAGCAACAGCATCCTCTTCCTCAAATTTGCTGTCGAGCTTCGCAGTCAACACAATGATGAATTTACGTCTACGGATGTCCTTATCAACCTCAATACGAATATTGCGAGAGAAGCCCAAGATGATGTTTTTCGGATGAGTAAGTAAGATATCCGAAAAATCTGTGCCGTCCGCATCATACGGTTGCATGTTTGCAATACCTTTGACTGGAACACCGAATGCAGAAGAAAGTCCACCTTGTACAGCTGCATCCCCTAAATTCGTTTGACGATCCGCTACTTTGTCTTTCCACTCGACCTCTTGACCTGGGGAAGTGTAGAAACGGAATTCTTGTGGAACTCGCAAGTATTTTGGCGGAACAGCTTTGTAACCTTGTTTGAATACTTGACGTGTAAGTGGTTCACCAGCTACATCTACGATATGAGATGTGGCTTGCTTACGAATACCATCAAGCTGCGCAAGGTAAGTATCAGATGAAGATGTATCACCATTAAGGATTAGTTCTTCAATGTCTACTGCCGCTCGTTCCGCAAGCATTTGCATGATAGTATTTTGTAAATTATCACCCTCGATATTATTTTCAAGCGTGTCATATGTGATATTTACTTCAGCGATGACTTCTTTTGCATTAAGCTCCACAGTGCTTGTTGTTGGCGCAGTCTTTTGCTCATTAGTTAAACCTACACCTTCTTGACCAGGACGAAGAATCCGCTGGCCAAAACCGATTTTTTCGATTTTTTGTGCATCGCTATCCATTTGAATGACACGTGCTTCTTGTAGCAGTGTTGGTGCATTTTGCACCATACGAATAAATGTGCTAGATTGGGTCGGATTCATGAGACCGCCTGTTTTTAAAGTACCAAGCGTCACTTCCGCCTTGTTAATTACCTCTTGATTTCTCACGTTAGTTCCTCCTATCTGGGCTTAAAGTAAACCGTCCCATACTGCTTCAGATTTTTGTAAGTCCTGTTGTTGTGCATCTCCTACGCCATTACCTTGCGGACGTGCTTTTTCAAGGGCTTCGACTCTTTCAACAACTGGAGCCAATGCCTTTTCTACAGCTGCGGCCATTTCTTTTGCGACCTCTTCATCAATTTGTTTTTCTTGAGGATCAGGTTGCTGCTCGCCTTCTCCTTTTTCAAGGTCATCCAGACGCTTTACAACCGGTGCAATTGTGTCATCTAGCATCTTTTGCAGATCTTCTTTTTTCACTTCTTCGTTCTCCTCCTTCTCTTCCGCTTGACTCAACAGATTGTCGATAGCGGCTCTTGCATTTTTTAGCTCATTCAGATTAGCAGCTGAAAATTTTTTACCTGCTTTTGCGACAGCTTCAGGTGGATCAGTTTGGATCCCCGCTAAGTCATCAGTAAGCAAAATCTCTTGTGTAATTTCCACAAAGTCTTGCAGTGCTGCCCTTACCTTTTCAGGATCAGTCTCCAAGTCTCCATCGTCGTAAGAGTCCCATTTATACAAAACAGAATTCAGGGCATCTTGTGCCGCCCAAAACTCACGACGCATGCGGCCTTTGTCATATCTGTTCTTTACTTCTCCTTTTGATAAAAAGAAGTTTTTGAGCAAAGAAAAAAGCCCCTTCTCATCAGAAGCTGGCTTGTGATCCTCTTGTTTTCCTACATCCGCTGTTCCGGCCATAGAGTATCCGGTGATTTCACCCTTTTGAATCTGTTCCCAGATTTCATCAGATGCTTTTGTCACAAGGACCCATGATCCTTTCTTGATCATCTCATCGCCCATTTCAAAATCGGAAGGAGCGATATAAGATTCAACGACTTCCCCGACACCGCCTTGGAAATCATGCTGCTTATCGATCTCACGTGCATCTTTCAGGAACCCATGAGCGGCTTTTTCAATTTCTTCTGGTGTCATATAGTCTCCATGTGCATCCGCAACGTTTGGTTCGTATACAATACCATATACAAGACGCTGCGCATCATCAGCTTTCGCAATGACCTTGATCTCTTTTTGAAAGTCTGGCTGCTTTTCTGACTTCATAAAAAAGAACTGCTTTTGATTAGCAGCCTTGTCTACATATGAAACGTGTGTGATCTTCGCATTAATCAATTCGCGTGGCAATTCATTCACCTCCTTTCAAAAGAAAAAGCCTTCTTTTTAAGAAGACTCACTAAGAATATAATTTAGTCTATTATTAAGATATGCCTCTATATGTTGTAAATTATCCGCAAATCGAGATTCAATATCTTTAGGCATTTGTTTTGAATAATGATTACTGAGATTTATAGAATCATTAATTAATTTAGCCATTCTCCTATTAATAATTGTCCTCTGTTGTAAAATAGCCATAATAAACGATAATTCCATCTGTTCAATATTGATCTTTTGATCTTCTTCGTCCTGATTGGATGCTAAGTACAGTTTACGAAGAACTTCATCAACTTGAGCTAATCTGTAATCTAAACTAGGCAATTTTACTTTACTTTTATTAACATTCTTATTTTCATCTGTTTCCAATTTGGGATCATTCTCCGATTTTAATTCTTCTTCAATTTCCCCTTCCATTTCTTCTAGCTTGTTCCTAATGAAATTAAGTTCAAAGCCCCCATATTTTATAGTTGCTATATCTTGAATAAGATTAGTAATAGGCTTTTTCAACATACCAATAGCAATAATTAATACAATTGGCCATATCATTGCTGTAAAAAAAGACATAAATCCATTAAACATAGAAGATATTAATTCATAAACATTCATAATTTCCCCTCATTCTCAAAGTAATGAGGATATTATACTATTTTATTCCATGTTCTGTAATACTCTTCTTCTAATCTCTTCTTTTTCCTCAGCTGACAACCCAAGAATAACAGGATCAACCACAGGACCAACCGCACAATGACAGTTAACTCGCTCTTTTGGTGTGAGCTGTGTATCTCTCGGAAACATGCACCGCTCTCCGCTGCCTGGTATTTCAAATTCTTCATCGAGAGGGATGATCGTTCCATCCAGCTGCACATGACTATCCCTCGACTGATTCTTCTTCCCACCGCTGTGCTTCCACTTCTTCCCCGTTACTGCCGGGGACTGGACATAGGATTCATGTTGAGCAACAGAAGAAGCGGTCAACACTTCGGTTACAGCTGTGACACGTGCACGCTTCCGGCTGAATTCAGGAAGGTCCTTCAGTTCCAGTTCAATCTCCTGGATAGAACGGCCTTCTTTGATGCCCTCTTTCAACGTTTGTTCTATGGCCGTATGAGTATTCAGCTGCATTAACTGCGCCAACTCTTGCGACCACGATTCAATCCACTGTTCAGTTTTCTCAGAAAGCACCTTGAATGGAATATCTGCATCGATGGAATCCATGATCTTCTCAGCCAGCTGTGTGACGGTAAGAGTCAGAAAGACAGCAGTTTCTTTTCCGAATAGCTCTGCAAATTCATCTGAAGTGAATAGATCATTATTAAAAAACGCTAGAATTGATTCTAAGGTGTCTGAATCGTCCTTGGATATAAAACCATTCAGAGCATTCAAGAAAGTCCTGCGTTGCAATCTGAACAATCTAGCGATAGTTTTTTCGTACTCTTCCACCAAAGAAGGTATATCCTTCAATTCAGGGAAATCTGCTACAGCTGCTTCAAGTTCCTTGACCTCATCTGCCTCTGCTTTTTGCACAAAGGTATTGATGTTTTTTATCAGCTGATCAATCTTGCTCATTTGCGGATCTCCTCTAGTTCATCCCTAACATCTTTTAAGAGATGGATCAGATCCTCCTGGGAACCCGCAGACTTTTGAAGAACCGTATCAAGAAAGCTAGTTGCTGCCTTTGGCTTCGCCTCAATTGGTCGGTGATATTCTTCCTCTGGCCATTCTTCAAGTGTCTTACCAAGAATACGGCCAGCTAGATCACGCAGGTCATTCGGTGAAACCGCTCCTGCTTGAATAAACGGTGTAAGAACCTTTGCAATTTCGAGCGGATCACGAAAGTCAGGACCATTTAATATAAGGCGCACATGCCAGAGATCGAGATCAGGAAGAAAGAGTGTATTGAGCTTGCCAGTGATGATCATTCTCTCCGGCTGGAATACCTGTTCCTCAGTTGTCTTACGAGCGGTGTCAGCTGTCGCCTTGTTATAATCCTGTGATTCGCCTGTGTAGATCGGCGGCAGACGGAAAGAAGAACGTATCTTGTTTCTCGTCTTCTCGTCGTATTCGAGGAACAGGGCATCCTCCTGAAGAATCTCCGCCAATGACTTTATTTCAACTTTCACAGGTGCAGGGTCCTCGTCATTGCTTACTTCGTCCTTTTTCTTCTTAGGAATCCCTTCGACTTCAAGCAAAAGAAACTTATGTGCATTGTCTGAACCCTCGATGCCGTTCATGTATTCCTGAAGCTGCTCATATGAAGATTCAGAAAGCATTCCATTCTCTACAGTAATTGCAGCCGGCACATGCCGCCCTTGTTTAAAGTACAGATAGTTCAGCTCTTCAGCTTTGCGCGCTCCATACATATTAACGATGTTACCAATCCAGCGGGGAACACCATATGTACCGCTGCCGATCTTGAAGTGAATGACTTCGCTTGCTACAAGATCCGAAGGGGTGTCTTCGTTATACTCTCCAGTAGAAGCATTCATTGTTCTTGGATCGCCGTATTCCTTAAAGAAAACTTTTTTAGTGTTGACCTGCTGCACATACTTTCTGAACCGCTTCATTCTTTTGAGAGATTTGACTTGACCATGATCGGTATATTTAAAGTCAACCTCAACAGGATCGCCTATCTTACATATTCGCATGTGCTGAGCATCTAAATATTCGATCCCTGCTGGTTGCCCTGTACCATTACGTAACACTTCAAGAAAGCCATTCCCTGTCCGCTCCCGATCTTCTATCACATACCCTAGAACCACTTCGGCTGATTCATCATAGTTCATGTATCGGACAAGCTCCTCAAGCCTCGTCCATTCTTTTTCAGCAGCAGATTTCTTTGCTTCTGGTGCATCCTCAGCGTTAAAGTCGAAAGTGTATTCAACTCCCAAGCCGAATCCTAGAATATTCGTTTTATACGCATCGATGCATTGCTGAAGAATGGTAGAATACTCGGCTATTTGTTTGAGCTCTTTGATATTGTATGGCGGTTCGATCAATCCATCAGTCTTATAGTTAAAATTATCATCATGAATTTGTTTCGTAGTTTGAGAGATCTCTGCTTTAAACACAGTTGCTTTCACATGTTTTGTCATAGCCTTCTCATTGACCCCCTTTCTCTGTTCGGACGCTTACGCTCTTTAGGCTGCTCTTTTAGATCGGTTACCTCATAATCATCTAGCGCATACCAGATGGCTGAAAAAGTATGAGGATCAATCTTAAACTCGTCTTCTATGATAT